ATGCTATTCTTCCAACTCGTGGTTCTGATGGTAGTGTTGGATACGATCTTTACAGCGTTGTGGACACTGTTGTACCGTCTCAAGCAGGTAACGCAATCGTTAGGACTGGGATAGCTCTCTGTATTCCACTTGATTGCTACGGTCGCATCGCTCCGCGTTCTGGTCTAGCTGCTAAGCACTGTATTCAGGTTGGTGCAGGTGTGATTGACCCCGATTATACCGGTGAAATTAAGGTCGTCCTATTCAATCATGGTACGGAAGACTTTGAAATCAAGAAGGGTGATCGCATCGCGCAACTTATTCTAGAGAGGTGTGAGACACCAATCATTAAGGAGATCTCTGTAGTTGAAGAGACTGAGAGAGGCTCAGATGGTTTTGGATCTACTGGCAACTAATCCTATGATGAGTAGTACTAAAATTAAAAAGATACCAATAAAAAGATATTTGTACTCGTTCCATAATCCCTCGGATTCATCTGTTGGTTTTTCTGAACTGGGACCAGGTGCTGGTTCAGGTTCACCAAAGCACTCTTCGTCACCCATATACATGTCTTTTTCCTCCTCGGTGCATGCGTATTTATTGGCGCAGTAGGAGCATATCTCATCCTCTTTACACATGCAACATTGATCAAGTGGATTTTCCGGAAATGTAACATCTTCAGCGGATGCCATAAAACCCGATTTGCATACATCTTCACTCACAGGTTTGCATCCCTGTGGAGCAACCTCTATGGTTTTATTTTCTATTGTGGTTGTTGAACCATCGTTGTTTATGATTGTTAACTCTGTGCTATCAGCTGCACACTTCATTATAATATGGTTATATTATTTTTACAGTTCCACATATCTTGTGGGGTTGGTACAAAGAGAACACCCTTGTTCATGGTGATAAACAGTTTTGATTTATTCACATCAGAGTACGTATAGAGTATCCACCTTTCCCAGAAGTCTGCCCTGAAATAGTCTTCCCAGTCTTCTTTAGAACTTTCCGTTATTTTTAGCATTTCACGATGAATCTCATACTGATCCCTTTCTATTCGCAGTTTCTTAGGAATGATAGCCCCTTTTCTAAGAAGTTGCGCTCGCATTAAATGAGGATTTCCGTGATCTATATAGTATTTAACGCCCTCCTGTCCAAAATCAATTGTACGATGACTAGGAAGTGTAACCCTGAATCTATGTGTGATTGATGGACTGGGTGTCAAAACTACGCGCATAATATATACGTTTTATAATTTTATTAAAGAATACACGTGATTCTAGAATAGATGGAGTTTGTACTCGAGATACCCAACAATTTGTCATCAGATGTATGTAAAGAGCTCATAAAACGTTTTGAAGCGGATCCAGAAAAATATCCAGGATTGGTTGCGAGTGGTAGAGCTGAGCCCGCGATTAAGAGAAGTGTAGATTTGAGAATTACAGATAAAACTAGGTTCAAAGATTTAGACGAAGTTTTATATGAAAGACTAAAAGTTGGACTAGTGAAATATGGGGAACATATTTCAGAAAGACTAAAGCACGTAGAAAACATGAATTTTCTCACTAGAAATATACTTAATGATACGATTGACACAGGGTATCAAATACAGCGTATAAAGAAAGGTGATTTTTATATTTGGCACAGTGATTACTCACCAAATAGTGATAGAATAATCGCATTTATTTGGTACCTCAATACGATAGAAGATGGAATTGGTGGAACAACCGACTTTTACTTCGACAAATCTATTAAACCTGAAGAAGGGAAATTACTTATGTTTCCTGCAACATGGTCTTATATTCACAGGGGTGCAAAGATTGAATCCGATACAACTAAGTATATTGCCACCGGTTTCATCGTTAATAGTAATAAAGGTACCGTCAGTTAAAAGTTTATGAAGACATATGAATCCTGTGATTCTATTACTATACGAGTTGGTGATTCTGCTAAAGAGAATGATGAACTCACAAACACAAGTGATCCAAAATATTGGTGGATGCATGTGAGTGGATATCCCGGTGCCCATGTCATCATCTGTCATGATGGTGAAGTACTACCGAAAGAAACGAAACGAGATGCAGCTTTATTGGCGGTGCATCATAGTAAGACCCCAAATATGAAAATGATATGGGTTGACATGACACGTGTTGAAAATGTATCTTCAATGAAACAGAAACAACATGGCCGAGTTACTTTAAATGGTAAAATTGATCAACTCACAGTTTTCGTGAATAGAGAAAAACCGAGACTTGATAGACTTTTGAAAAAAAAATACACGACTATTACAGGATGAAGTTAACCTTTAAAGATACTCTAATGTTTTACCAAACGGCGCTGCGTAATGTTGGTTTGTACACCTCTATTTCTCTGGCTTTGTTGGGATATTCTAGATTTTATCGCGGTAAAGGGAATGCACTCTACAATGTGTCCTTTATTTTGATTAGCATGGCATTCTTATTTTTAGCTATAAACATTTTACATAAACTCATAAAACACTTGAACACTTTCAAGACTGAACTATCAGAATCTGAAAAGGTTATTGTTGATGAATGGTTGACAATTCCAGAAAATCTTCGTTATGTTTTATATGTCGTGATGGGATTTTCGATACTCACATTGTATAGACAAATAAATTAAAAAAATCAAGAGTATAATCATATATGGATCATCAGGATTGGAAACCCATCGTCATTCATGGAAAGGCTGCTAAGCCCCCACCACAGCCACATCGTGAAGTGACAAGGGATCAAAAGTTAGATCGAGAGGAATTGGGAACACATAAGAAGGTTTCTCTCTCCACAGCGAAGATGATTCAACAGGGACGTATTTCTAAAGGTTTCAAAACACAAAAAGATTTAGCAAACGCTGTGGGTGTAAATGCGAGTATTATCAACGCATACGAGTCTGGTAGAGCTATACCCGAACCTGCTATCCTTCAGAAATTGAGACGGGTTCTAGGAATAAAAATACCCAGTATAAAGTAAATGGTAATACAGACGTTATTGTTTAGCTTATTAATAGTAACGATCGTAATTCTTTATTTTGTTGGTTTTATACCTGGAACTGGTCGAAAACTGTTTAGAGATATAAAGTTCATTGAAGAATTGGAAATCACTTCACAGATTTTGAATGAATTGTATGAAATGTTCGAATATGAAGTTCGAACAGAAAGCAACGAGTTTGAAACATTTAAGAATAAGGCGTATGTTCAACGATGGATAAAGCTTGGAACAGAACGGAAAAATACACTCAAAGAATATGGTGATATTTTCGTATTGGATGGTGGTATCGTCGATGCCAAAAAATACGTTGACATCAAAATGACTATGCACCTAGACAACGAGTTTGGAAAACCTGTTTCTAAACACACATCCATATTGGATGAGCTTCGAAACTAGAGTAATGACCCGCGATATAGTAGACTTGTTTAAAACCAAGTTCAGCTAATTTCTCTACCGCAAATCTGGCTCGTTGCCCAGTGTTGCAGTAGACGAGTAACCCACTTTTGGGAAGTTCCGAAGTTGTATTTTTATTTACATAAAGATAAACGCGTTACATAACACAAATGATTGGAAAGAAAGAACTTGATAACACGACTCGACTTTCTTATGAAGATCGTGAGAAGATGTACATGGATGGGAAGATGAAAGCCATGGAAAAAGCTCTTCAAGATGAAAAAGTTCGCTACAAGTCTGATCGTGATCCAGTGAAGTTCAAGGAGTTTCTTGAACACCGCCTCACGATCTGGGATGAATTGAAGGATAAGACCTTCCATGGAAAGAGAATGTATGAAAAAACTAAAACTTTAATCGAAAACTGGAATTAATTACCGAATGCAACACCAGCCATACCATTCTTCACACGGAGAATGTTATAGTTGACTGCATAGACACGATGAAGAGCATTACCACCAGTGGGGCTCTTGAGTACGAGCTTCGCGTTATCAATGCGAGAGAAGTTAAGCGAGCCAGTAGGCTGCATCTTGCTCATGGTGAGGCAGAATGGCCACGAGTAGGTTGGGACGTTGTCAATGGCACCATCGGGGAGATCAGTACAATGCAACTCGGCGACGACGTCGTGGTGGTAGACGTTAGACATGTTTTCAAAGAGCGCAACTCCGTTAATGTAGAGAGACGCGGTAT